TTACGGCGTCTTCGGCGGCGGCTGGCTCGTTCCCCCGGCCATAAGCGCGCTTAACTGGTCCGTCTTGTCCTGGCTGCCGCGCGACGATCCGAACTCGAAGCCGTAGACGTCCTTCACGATGGCGACCAGCGCGCCGGACAGGATCAGCAATATGTCGCGCGTCGGCCCTTCGGGGATGGAATGGACCAGCAGAACCCAGATCAGGCTGATCAGCCCGCCGATGGCGGAATAGGCCAGAATATCGGCGCGGACATTGCGCTTGCCGGCCTGGGTGATGGCCACGTCGCGGCTGCGGGCACTGGCGCGGTCGGCCAGATAGGCTTTCTCCAGATCCTCGGCCTGGGCGGCCATCGCCTGTTGAAAGGCGAGTTGCTGTGCGGCGTCGGCCTTGATCGAATCCAGCGCCGCCTGACCGGTCTTGCCGGTGACGGTTTGGGCGGTGTCGATCACCTGTTGGGCGACATCGCCCGCCTTGTCGCCGCCCAGCCAGCGCACGATGGAGGGCACGAATTGCGACAGGCCGAGCGCGATGGAAATCGGGTCCATGGGATCAATCCTCCGTCAGATTATAAAATGCGTGTTTGCCGATGGTGATCAGCGGCTGGCGCGGCGGACCCCAATCGTGCGGCCAGGGCAGCGACGCCACCTTGTAGGATGTCGCGCCCAGCGTCGGGTCTTGCAGCCGCCCGGCCAGCGCGTCGGCGGCGATGCCCAGCGCCACGCGGAATTCGGCGTCGCCGTCATCCACCGCCAGCAATTTGGCGCGGTTGGGGTCGCCGGGGTTCCAGCAGGCAAATTGGGCCTGGGCGCGGCACACGCCCTCGGCATCCTTTCCCCACCAGTAACGCCCGCCATGGGCGGCGGCGATCCGCACGCGGTTCATCACCACGGCGGCGACGGCTGCCATACCCGCCGCGCCCTCACCCCGCGCCTCACCCCAGATGGTGCGGGCTAACGTATCGGCGGGGTCCGGCGTATCGGACGCGCTCATGATTGGCCCCGGCGGCGGATAATGCGCCACACGCCCGCAACGCCGATGATCGCGCCGCAAATGGCCGCAATAGCCGCCGCGATAATATTGACGGTGTAGAGAAAGTTTATCCAAATCGGGCTTGCCGTCAGGGCAAGACCGGCGGCGGTTTGCGCATAGGCGTCGGCGACGCCCCCGCCTGTTACGATACCGGGTTCGGGCATAGGATCCTCCTGATATGCAGACATAAAAAAAGCCTCCCGAAGGAGGCGATGAAGCGGAAACGATGAGCTTGGTTTATGCAGATGCCGGGGGATATCCGGCGGTAACGTCGATGGCGTCGAGCTCGGCCTGCGTTGCTGCGCCCGCGATGGCGTCCTTGACGGCGCGGATATTCATGCGGGTAAGGCGCACATACTCGAACACCGCATGACCGAACACGACCATTTGCGCCGCCGTCATAGCGATATGGCTGTTATCGGCGGCCACCCAGTAAAAGCCGCTGTCCCAGGGAAAGTCGGTGGGGTTCTGGCTGCTGAGAAGAGCCGCCGATACCGCGCCGCCGATATTGGCCTGGCTCGCGGCATCGATCTGCATCAGCGCGCCCTGGATCGTGAAGCCCTTGGGCGCAGTAAACAACCCGTCGAAATAATCGATGGCCGCCTTCACCTTGAGCGCCCGGTTCTGCGCCAGCGTATAGACCCGCGCCACCACCGCCCCGTTCACCACGCTGTAATTGCCGGGCGATAGCGGATCGTCGCCTTCCGGCACCGCGATCGAGGCTAAACCGGCATCGAGCGTTGCTGGGACACTGGCGGTATGCCAGCGCACAAGGCCGGTGGCGGTTTCATAGACGAAATAATCGGTCATCGCGCACCTGTTACCTTCGTATTTTTATCCGCAGATGACGCAGATGGTCACAGATGAAATTCAACTTTTTTGTCATCCCGGACTTGATCCGGGACCCATCTATCAACGGTCGCGAGGGCCGGGATGACGGTTACACAAGCATCGGCTTTATTATCTGCGTCATCTGCGGATAAATTTACCTTTGCCCGGCAAAGGCGATCAAAGACCCGCCATTGACGGAATAATTCGAGCTGGACCCGGACCAGTAGAAGGAAATCGTATGGCTAACGCCTGCCGGATTGCCCGACAGATATATGCCGCCTGAAAGGGTGCCAGTAGACTCTGAAATATCTGCCCCGCCTAAGGGCGCGCCGTCGGCCTGAATTTGTGCCGCGCCGAATCCGGGTCCTGCGATGCCGTGCAGAATATTGCCGAACACCATGACGTTCGCATTGTCGTAAAGCGTAATGCTGAATTGGGCGATCAACTGCCAGCTTGTGCCGCCTGCATAGACGCCGAACGGCACGGTCGCAAAGCCCTGCGCGACGATATTGCCGGCCCTCACATTGCCCGTCGAAACGACGTTCGTTCCCAGCGCGGACTCCTCGAAGATGGGGTTTCCAGCCGAATCGTAAACCCACAGACCCCATGCGCCCGATTGCATACCCATCTGCACGCGGCAGGCGCCGGTATTGTCCACGGCGGCGAAATAAGGCCCTTGAAGCCCATAGGCGTTGGTGTACTGGCCGCCGTACATCTGGAGATAACCGCCGGTGCTGCCCGCGCTGGCGGTAAAATTATAACCCTGGAAGAAATTGGCGCTGATCTTGTCGCCGGTGATCGCTCCCGCCAAGATCGAGGCCGCCGTGACCGAATTGGCCGCAAGGTTGGATGCGGTAATCGTATTGCCTGCGATCCGGTCGCCGGTGATGCCGGCCGCCTGAATCTGGGCGGCGGTAATGGTTCCGGCGGCGATCTGTGCAGCCGTGATCGTGCCGGTCGCAATCTGGGCGGCAGTGATCGAACCCGCCGCGATCTGCCCCGCCGTGATGGTATTGGCAGCGATATTGCTAGCGGTGATTGTGTTCGCCGCGATATTGGCTGAGGTGACCGTGCCCGCCGCGATATTATAGGCGGTGACAGTTCCAGCGACGAGATTGGACCCTGTGATTGTACCGGCTGCAATCTGGGTAGAGGTGATCGTTCCAGCAGCAATCGTAGAGGCTGTCACCGCATTTGCCGCCAGCGCCGCCGTATTGACCGCCCCGGCCGCGAGAAGGGGCGTCGTGACGGCTCCGTTCGTGATTTGCGTTGTGGCGATCTGCCCGGTCAGTTGCGCCGTCGAGATCGAAGCGATTTGAGAGGCCGTTAATTGAGTGCTTATCTGCGCTGCCGTAATCGAAGCTATCTGCGAGGCAGTCAGCAGCCCGGTAACATTCGCCGCAGGCACGGCGACGGTCCAGGACCCCGAATGATAGCGGTATAGCTGGCCATCGGTGGTCAGCACCACGACCTGGCCCTCCGTCCCGCTGCCCGGCAGGGCGGAGACGATCTGGACCGGCGTGACGCCGGTTGCAAAGTCTGCCAGCGTGATCGACCCCGGCGTGACGCTGACCGCCGGAATGACGAAGGCAGAACCGTTCCACTGATAAAGCTGCCCCGTATCGGTGGCATAGGCGATATTGCTGACCGTGTGACTGGCCAGGGAAATCGTGGCGACGACCTGCACGACATTCAGGCCGTTGACCAGCTTGGACGCCGCAATCGAATTGTCCGCGATCTCCGTCGCGACGATGGCGCCGATGACATCGGACGAATCGATAGGCAGCGTCGTCGACGAGCCGGGGCCGAGATAGGCGGAATAATTCCCCGACGTATCCTCAGCCCTGATCCAGTAGTTGCGCGTATCGTTCAGGTTCAGGCCGGGGCGCACATAATGGGTGCCGTTGATCAGGCCGATGCGGGTTGCATGGGCCACAACCATGTCCGCGCTCTCTCACACCTCATACCAGGCGATATCGTTCTCGGCCGACGCGGTCCAGTCGATGGTCATCTGTCGATAACCGCCAACGACCGACAGGCCGGTTGGCGCAGGCGGCGGGGCGGTTTTGAAGATCGTCGAGACGTTCAGCTGTTGCGCCCAGGCGGAAAAGAACGGGCCGCCCTGGTTGCGGATGGCGCGGACCTGCGCGTCGAATGCGGTCAGCGGTTGAACCGGAATGACGGTAAAGGATGTGACATTGGGGCCGAGTTTTTGGCTCTGCCATGCGCCGGGGCCGGTATGAAGACGCCACTGGACCTCATATTCGTCGAAAAGAGGGTCGGGGCTGGCCGTCCAGCTTATTTCCATGAAAGGCACGATCGTGCCGTCCGGCTGACGCTGCGTCCCGACGCTGATCGCCACCCCGGACGGCGGCGCGACGTAGGCCCCGGTTCCGGACGGATTATAGATGTAAGCCGGAACATCGGCGAGCGCCTGCTGGCCGCCGCCATAGGCATTATAGCCGGTCAGCTTCAGATAGATCGTCTGCCCGACATAGGACACGGGCGCCAACGGCAGGTCGATTTTCAGGATCGCATCGTCCAGGCGGCAGAACTGCGCGCCCGCGGAATGCGCCGACGCCACCGTTCCGAACAGGCCGCGCCGCAGATAGGTCAGGCCGTAAAGATTGCCGCCGGTCAGCGATGCGGTCTCATAGGAGATCAGCTCGCCCCCGTTTCCACTGTCATTGGCTACGTAACAGAGCGTGCGAAAGGCATCGGCGTCGGCCTGCGTTCCCGACAGCAACGCAGCCCCGCTTTCCGACAGATCGATCGATAAAGTATGTGCGGTGTCGGGATCGCCGCCCAGCGCCAGCGGGGCATGGAGAATACCCTGACGCGCAGGCCCGGCGATGCGCCCCACCCTGCTATAGGTCGCATTATCGATGCTGAGCCAGACATCGGCCCCGCCCCAATTCGCCCCGCCCGATGCGCCGACCCACACCTGCGGCACGCCGGCGGTCAAGGCGCCCGAAGGCTCGAATATCACGGGTTCGTTCAGCGGGCCGGGCGCGATATTGTAATTGGCGATAAAGGGTGACCCGGTCTGATAGGAATAAAGCGGCGCGCCCCCTGCCCCGCCCAGATATTCCTCAGCCGTGATTTTCAGATTGCCGTTATCGTCTTCCTCGATCGACAGGATGCGGACCCATTGCTGGTTCAGCCCCAGATTGGCGTCGGTAATCTCGACGATATCCATCGGGTCGAGCAGGCAATATTTCCAGCCGAGCGTGAAGCTATATTGGTTGCGCACCGCCTGACGCTGCAATTGCAAGGTCGCAGACATGGTGGCGGCGGCAAGGTTGCAGAAATAATGCGATTGCTGCGACTGGTTGGACCGCAGGCCGTAAATCTCGATCGCCGCCTGATCCTTGGCCTCGACGATTTCGGGATTGTACTGGTTGGCGCGGTTCAGCCATTCCAGCTTGATCGAATTCATCCGGTCGGACGGGCGGGCGCGCGCAAGTTGCACCGGGTCGCCGTTACTGCCATCATCCAGAAAATCGTCGTCGGTCAGGCTGTAAAGCGCCTCGGCGGGCGGCGTATAGGCTGCGCCGTTGGCGGCCAGCGCCGTATCGCCGTAAGGCACGATGGTCAGTTGCCCGCCGGACCAGACGAATTCCGCATTGGTCTGCTGCACGATATCGTTCAGCGTCGTCGCGGCGTCTTGCTGTGTATCGAACAAGGGCGAGATCACCAGCCCTGCCGCCCGGCAATAATTGGAATAGACCGACAGATCGCCGATCCGCGCCGCCGGAAAGCCTGCGCCATAGGCGCTGCTGGTCAGAAAATCGCTGACCACAAAGGCAGGGTCGGCATCCGGCTGCCCGGCGATGGCGTGCGCGCCCTGACCGGTGACCTCGAACGACAGGTTCGGCATCTGCGCCGAGCTGCCCAGATCGTAGGCCTGGGCGGTGACATAGGCCGTGCCCTGATAGGCGAGATTTTGACCGGGATGATAGGTGGTGAGGTATCCCCAGGGCGTCTGCCCCGCAGCGCCGCTTTCAAAGCCCAGGCCCGACGCGCCGAACGCGGTTTCGGTCTTGGACGCCCACACGGTTTCGATGGCGGCGAACGGCCCCTCGCCCAGCGCGAAGGCGAATGACGCCTTATAATCGGTGCTGCTGGAGCCGCCGCCGTTCTTGCCGCCGCTGGATCCGCCCAAGCCCTTACCGCCGCTGGATTGGTTGGATGTCGGGGGGATGGCCTGAAAATCGCCATACCAGATCAGATTGCCCGTTAGCCGCGTTTGACCGTAGACGATCGGAATCGGGCCGCCATAGACCGAGCTTTGGATCGACACGCCCGACGCCACCGTCTGCTGCGTCGCCTGCGTTTTCGTGCTGCCGGTCAGAACGCCCATCCGGTCCACCCCATAATGTAAAGAAACGCTTGGCCCTGCCGGTCAACCGGCCGCCCTCGCCATTATCCAGCGTGACGCCGATGCCGGTCATGGCGTGGATAATCACCGGCCAATCGAGAATGATCGCCCCATGGGCAAAGGCACGGCCCCAACGATAAAGCACGAAATCCCCCGGCCCTGTCGGCGCGGGAACCTCAATTGCGTATCGCGTAACGATGCCCAGATACCGTTCTGCATCACGGTGCAGATGCCAATCGGGCGGATAATGATCGATCCTGAAATCCGGGATCAGCCCCGCCGCCCGGTAAACCGCCGCCGGCAACATCGCACAATCCACCCCAGCGCCCTTGCACATCGCCGCATGATGATAGGGCGTGCGCAGCCAGGATTTAGCCTCGGCCACGACGGCGGCGCGCTGATCGGCGATGTTCATTCGGATCGCCTTTCAGAGAAAATCACAAAGATAATCAATCCTTCATCTGTGCTATCTGCGGATAAAATTCTTGATCCGCAGATAGCCGCAGATGACACAGATAAAGAGGATTTTATTGACGAATTGGCGGCCTAAATCCTGACCTCACACCGCCGTCTCCGGCACGGGTACATAGGGAAAACCGCCGAAATTGGGCAGGTTGGCGAACTTGCTTGAACAGGTGGCCTGCTGGCGGTCGCAGCCGGGGTAGACGGTCAGCGTGTCGCCGGGGGTGGGCATTTGCGGCAGTGGCAGGATGGTGATCAGCGCGCCGCCTGCGTCATGCTCGCGGATGGTGAAAGATTTGCCGTTCAGAATGCCGGACGTAAATGTCACGGTGCCCAATGTCGCCCATCCTGCGGCTTGGGCAAGGCCCGTCATAATCGTGCCGGGCGCGGTAGCGCCGGTCACCGCCGCCGCCTCACCGAAGGCGCTTTTCGTCAAGCCGCACCGGCTGTCGAACAAGGTATGGGCGCAGGCCGATTGGAACAGGCGGCGCGGCATTTGCTGGGTCAAAAGCTCAAGATGGGTATTGGCCTTGATCGTCGCCTCGGTCCGGCCGAGGTCGATTTCGGCGATGCGCCCGGCGAAGATCGTGACCAGACCGGCGGATGTGTCGCCGAAGCTGCTCATGAAGGCGCGGTCGAGTTGAACCTCGGCCCCGTCGAAAAGCCCCTGGCGCAGCGCCTGCAACCACGGCGTCCCCTCGATCAGATCACCCGATCCGGCGGAGACGGCGATATCCAGCTCATCCACCTGAACACCGGCCTGAAGCTTGACGCTCGACCGGGAAAAGCGCGGGCCGGAGGCTGAGAAAACATTCCCGCCGCCCGTCAGATCGAGATCGGCGGTGGTATAACGCAGCACCGTTCCATCGACGAGGGTAAAGCTATAGCAATCCGCCATATAAAATTGCGGCTGGGCCAATATCGCCCGTAAGGCCGATGTCGAAGGTTTCATTTCAGACTCTCGAATTCGAGTTTCTTTTGTTCCCAAAGCCGATTCATGAATTTCGAGAAATCGTTGTCGTCGGCCAGGAACCGCACCGGCCAGTAATAGGTGAAGTCGGCGGTCACCTCCGCCCCGCTGGCAGGCGGGCTGAACAGGGTCAGAACGCCTGTGCTAGCATTCACCGTCCAACCGCCGGGCGGCAGCGCGATACCGTTCACATAAACGGTGGAGACAACATGCGGCGCGAAAACAGGCTCGGTAAAACCGCCCAGGCTGCGCACCAGTTGAAACAGGCTTTGCGATCCCGTGCCCTGTCCGATCGGCTGGCCTGTCACCTGTCGGTCGTCGGCATCGTCGAACAAGAAGGAATCGAATGCGCCCTGCCGCGCCAGGAAAAACCCCAGCAATGTACGAAATTCATTATTGGAATCGTCGCGCAGGAAATTGAAGCTGAGCGTCCATTTCCATCTTGGATAGGTCCACAGCGCCGCACGCGTTTCCTTGCCCGATGTCGATTGCTGAATCAGGGTGCGGAAAATCGGCGTGCGCACGACCGGATATTCCAGCCCTGCGAGTGTTGGGAAAATCGCGCTGCTCATGCGCTTAACGCCGGATCGAAACCGCGCGCCGCCGCCCGCAACGCCTTGGCGACGCCGCTTTTATTATTGGACAGAAGGCGCTGAAAACTGGCCGCGTCGACCGCGTGGATATGGATATCCCCGCCGGATTTGCCGCCGCCGCCCGCCAGATTGGCGCGCAACGGCTCGGCGATACTGGCGGGCAGGACCATCTCGCGCTCATGCAACTGCGTCATGGGGTTAAGACCGCCCGGCACATCCCACCCCCCGGCGGCAGAGAAGACATCGAACGCCATGACGGCGGCAAACGCGCCCGCCGCCGCAACCGGGGCCAGAACAGGACCGACGACCGGAATATCGGCGGTGGCGGCATAAGCACCAGCCGCCGCCTTGTTCGCGTCGCCGAACACCGAGGCAGACCCTGCGGCGGCGTCGGCGGCCTTGCCTTCAAGGGCTGCCGCATTCGATGATGCCAGACGCGCCGCGTTGCCAGCCTCGCTGGCGGAGGTCATCGTCAATTCGGACTCGATCCAGGCCGTCGCCCGTTTGACCGCCATATTAACGAAATCGCTCACGACCGATTGACCGAGCTTTGCCATCGCCTGGCTTAAGGTCTCGTTGCCCTGGATGATGCCGTTGATTGAGGATGAGAATGCATTGCCGATCGGATCGATAATCGATTTCCAGGATGCCTCGGTTTCCTTGACCGCCTGCTGGTCCAGCGCACGCAGCTTTGCGTTATGCTTGGCCTCCAGATTATCGGCTTGGGCCTGAAAATTCTGCCTGGCGTCTGCTTCCTCCCCCATGGCTTCGCGAGCGGCATCAAGCTGGGCGCGCAGGCTGGCGTAACGGGCATTTCAACCCGCATCTGATCGGCGATGGCATCGTCGGCGGAAATCTGGTTCAGGTCTTTCAGGATATCGATCTGCGATACCTGCGCGGCGAAATCGTCTTCGATGGATTTTCGGCTATCGGGCTGTTGGGCTAGTGTTTTTAAAGGCTGAGAAGCTTCAAGCGCGCTGGTCCGAACCTTATCCAACGCCTCCTGAATATCCCCGCACGCATCGCCGACCGATTGCGCCGCCTGCGACAGCCCGGATTTCAGATCGTCATTGGCGACGCTGAATCCGATTTCGATCTGGTTATCGGCCATGGCGGCTCCAATAAAAAAAGGCGCCACGAAGGCGCCTGAGATTTAGGGTTATTTTGCGAAGATGCCCTCAAGAAAGGGGCTCGCCGTTACTTCCGCCTTAATGCGCCCTTGCACCGTTCGGAGCAGGTTTTGACTGCATCCCAGTCGTTCCGCCATTTCTTCCGCCATGCGAAAGGACGCCCGCAGGCGAGGCAGATTTTTTGGGGGAGGTTGGGTTTTTTGTAACGGATCGGCGGGTCGATCAATTCTTGATCTTCGCCAAGCGCCCATCCACGAAAAGAAGGGCGTTGCCATCAGGATAGAGCCACTTTTCTTTATGGTAGCTCGATGTGTGGGTTTCTTCTTTCCGGTCCGGCTCGCCCCAGGCGCTGGCAAGCACTTCCATCTTAACCATCCCCAGCAATACGCCCGGCAAATGCCGTCTGCGTTCGGCCTCCTGGGGTTTCAGGCGATTGAGGAAGGTGGGATATAAAGCGTGCACGATGACGGGTGGTGGCTCATGGTCGATCAGGTCGTACTGAAGGCTCGTCAGGTCGGCGGTTATGTATCCTGACTTTCCATTCACGAAGGTCACATGAAATGTGCACATCCGGGAAACACAATCGGTTAGCGAATCGAACCGCAATTTGCCGCTCGCCGTTGTAACCAGAGCATCGAAACTCAGCTTCTCCCTAATGGCGAATACATGCGTACTGACCGTCCAATAGTCGTGCCCGATATAACTATTGGCGAGTTGCAACGTCTCCTGTCTTTCCTGCGAATAAGCGCCATGCGATGAAGGCGCACACGCCGATGACAGCACCATCGATAGCAGGGCGATGCCCCAGGCCGATTTAACGCGTGCCAAAAATCCCTTCCTTTCCCGCCGTTGCCAACAGCCCGGCTAGGCTTTCGGTTCTTGTTTCATGCGATTTGTACCCCAACAGATTACCGATGAGGAGATGGGTCGGCGGGTATTTTCGCCAATAGGCGGCAAGGGCCAGATATTGAGGTAGGGTCATCTCGTCGATCTGCGGCCAGGTGTGGCCACAGGCCGTAGCGATCAGGCCGTAGATGTCGCCCCAGTCGAATTCCCCGCCGCCGAACCTTCCCCCGATGCGGGGTCCCGCCGTTCGAGCCCGGACAGGACCGCCACGGTCGTCACCGCCGCCTGAAGTTCGGCGATAGTGGGCGACAGATCGTCGAAGGCGACGCGGGTAAAGCCCGCATCCGCCGTCGCGATCGCGGCGGCAATAATATCGCCCTGCGCCTCGATCTTGGCCTCGCTGTCGATGCCCAGCGTCAGGAACAGCGGCAAAATGCGCTTCAAATCCCGAAATTTCAGCGGCGCAACCGGATAGGTTTTGCCACCAAGCGTGATTATGTCGGTCATGAATATCCTTTGGATAGAAGAAGGCAGGTTTATCCGCAGATGGCGCAGATTAACGCCGATGAAGATTAAGAATATTCTTTCCTTAATCTGTGCTTATCTGCGCCATCTGCGGATAAAATTCTGGTTTCGCTTACTCGCTGAGCCAGATATTGCCGATATTGCCGGCAGCGTCGGCTGCGGCCTGGAAGTCGAATTCGGGGATCATGAAGTCCTCGTTTTTGAAGGCGAGCGACACCTTGGGCGACAGAACCGAGTTCAACTGCAAATTCAGCAATTTGCCCTGATATTGCTCGTTCAATATCAGCTTGAAGGTGGGCGCCGACCCCATCAGCATATTGGTCAGCGACAGGCTGGTCCCGGTCGTGGTCACGTAAGTATAGGTGAACATCAGGGCCGCATTCGCGTCGCCCGCGCTGAAGGTATAAACGCCGCCGCTGACGGTATATTGGCCGGTGGCGGGGGATGCGGGAACCGGCGTCAGCATCGCGCCGGTCGCCTCATACGCCACGCCCAGATCGGCGGTAAAGGTCGCGTGATTGGCAACCTGCACCGTATAGGCTGAAGCGGCGGGCACGATCCCGACCTCGTTCAACTGGGTCAGCGTGTTTCCGGTCGACAGCGTTTGGCCGAAAAACACATTGTTGAAATTGGCGGCGGTGATGCGCGCCGCCTTAGCCTTGCCGGTGATCTTCAATGCGCCGCGCGCCAGCGCCGCAGGGGCCTGAAACTGGCCGGTCAATTCCTTGACGGTAAAGCTGATATCGAGCTGCACCTCCTGCAATGTGCCGAACTGCGCGGGCGTCGGTGTGGCGATATCGGTGCGCAGCGCAACCAGCGCGCCGACGCCAAAGGCATATTGAGTCATTGTAAGCTCCTATGGAGTGAGAATTTCAACGGGCACGATGGCATAGGCATATTCGCCCAAAAGCCCTTCGTCGGTTTCGATCTTGCCGTTGATGGTGACGCGCTTGACCAGGCCGCCCAGCGTCTGGACACGCCCCGGATCGCTGGCCCCGAATGCCTGTTCGATCGCATCGATCATCGGGTTCAGCAGCGACGAGGTCGGAAAACTTTTGTCGCCGGAATGGACATAGAGGACGAGTTCCAGATGCATGACCCGCTTCAAGGGCTGCATCGCGGTCCACTCCACCGTCTCGCCCTTATAAATCTGGAACAGGGCCGGGCAGTTGCCCGCGCCCACATCCTGCGGCGCCTTCAACCGGCGGCTGGCGATTTTCAGGTCCGGCACGCCTGTGTCATTGGCGGTCAGCAAATCGAACAGGGCGGCCTGGATGGTTTCGCGCGTCATGATGAAAAAGCCTCCGCCAGCGCATCCGACAGGCCGCTTTCGATATCCTGAGACATATCGGCCAGGGCGCTGCGCAGAAAGGAATGGGCCGGATAATCGACACGGCGGTCATAGGGGCGGACCGCGACCTGAACCGGGGCGATGGCGCGCCCGAAAGCGACCGTCTGACGCCGCAGATGCGCCCGAACGCTTTCGACGCCGGTGAAGCCGTATTCCTGAAAGGCAGCGTAGGGCGCGCTGGACCCCACAATCGCGCGAATATCGGCGCCGGACACATCGACCGAGGCGCTGAGCGAATCCCGCAACGTGCCGGTGCGCGCCTTCAAAACGCTGCCCGATAGATTTTCAGCAGCAAGCGCAAGAAGCCGGCCGGCGAGGTCTTGCGCAGCGGCGGCTAAGGCTGCATCCGCCTTGGCCGCCAGATCGGCAAGGCCATCGACGACGGCGTCGGCATTTTCTATCGCGGCGTCGATCATGCCAAATTCGCCCGCGCATAGCGTGCGATGACACTGGTTACGAACGGGCTGACATCTTTTTGCAGATAGGATGTGGTGGCGATGCCGCCCATGCTTTCCGACAGCTTGCCCAGCCTGTCCTTGCCGCGATAGCGCAGACCGACCAACTCCATCACCGCCTCGGCAACATCGGCGGGGGGCGTGGCGTAACCGGCGGTATAGGTCACCGCGACATTGGCCGTTCCGCGGCGAAACCATTGGCCGAACAGGGAAATGACATTGCCGTTCAGCCGCCACCCGGCCTGGTGAAAGACCGACGATTGCTGAATGGAAATGCCGTCGATGCTGAGCGACGTCACACCGATGACCGGCGTCTGGCGTAGATACAGGCGGTCGCCGCCCTTGCCGTCGTAAAGCTCGCTGTAACTCTGCGCCCAAATCGGCCGGGCGCAGGCGGTGACGAAATAGGCGCTGGCGGCCGTAATCAGCCGCGCCAGCACCCCATCGTCGTTCGACTGCAAATCCCCGCCCAGATAGGCCTTCACATCGGCCAGCGTTACGAGATCGCCTGAGGTCATATGCGCCTCCTCCCCTTACGGGACCGGCCATTGGCCGGTCCCGTTTCGCTCGATTTAGACGTTGGCGATCAAACGTTGGCGATATTGCCGATGACGCCCATGGCGAAGGGGGCGTAGACCGCGAGCACTTCTTCGGCATAGACGCCGAATTCATACGCGCGGGTCTTTAGCGGCCAGTCCATGCGGTAATAATCCCGCCGGGTTTTGACCTCGGCCACGTTCGGCACGTTGCTGGACTGATATTGCGCCGGCAGGTTTTCCGACCAGCCGACGATCGTGCCCGGCGGCACGAAGGGGTGGATTTTGACCGGGATTTTATATCCGCCGTCCAGCGCGAAGGGGTTGTAGTAATATTCGACCACCCCGTTCGCCACGATCGCGAACGGGTCTTTCCCGTCCGTAGTAAAGCGCAACAGCGGGGATGAGGCGCTGCTCAGCACCTTATTGGTGATGTTGCGCTGTTCCTGGCTGTTGACATAAAGGACGGTCGGACTGACCTCGTACTGGTCCCACATTTTCTCCAGCATCAGATCGATCTCGTTCACCGATCCGCGCCCCGATGCGGTCAGGCCCGAATTCTGGCTTAGATAATTCACGTAAGCCCCCGACCCGGCCTTCAAGGCTGAGGTCAACAACCCGTCATAGGCCAGCCCAGGATTGGCGGAGCTGTCCGCCGTCACCGCCGACGCAGCTTGCGTGCCGGTGGCGAGCGGCGCGGACAAGGCGACGCTGTTGACGGTGGTGATCGCCTGCAACTTTTCCGACCCTGCCGCGCCGGCGAACCAGGCATAGCCGACCGCGCCGATGCTGGGCGCGACCGTGGCGTATAACGTCTCGCCCAAAGTCACGGCCTGCGTGGCATTGGCGGACGGGGCGGACGATCCGCCGTTCAGCGTAAAGTTGTTGCCGTCGGCCCCGGCGATGCTTTTGGTGGTGGCGACCCCGGCTGCGAGGCTGGAATTGCGATAGCCCTCATAGGTCAGGGCCACGACGATCACGGAATAAGTCGCGGCGGGCAATGTTCCCGCCGACCCGCCGACGGTCAGCACCGGCGTCGCAGGAACCCCAAGCTGAAGCGAGCCGTTGCCGCCCAGAAAGGCGTTTTCCTCCTTCAACATCATCTTCTGCAACAGCCGCATGGTGGCGGTGGCCTGCACATCCTCGAACCCCTGGGCGGCGGACACGGCCTCGAACGTCACCGAATCCTCCTCCCCCACCGTGGCGTAGGCGGCGGAGCGGGAGGAGGTATTATAGCTCATCCGGCCCGAACGCTGGCCTTCGGGCACCCACCCCATCGTGTCCCAGCCGGACCCGATGATGGCGTTGACCTGCCGCCAATTGGTCGCCGTACCCGTGCCGCCGCCGACGCGGGGCAGCACATTGCGGATCGGCGTCGCTGCCGGGTAGAGGTTCTTGGCGGAGGGCTGCAAGTCGTAGGCAAGCAGGCCGGTTCCGGTGGTGATCGTTTTGGCGAGGCTGTCGGGTCTGCCCAGCGCATCCTTGATCAGCGCCAGTGTTTCGGCTGTCGTATCGCTATTCATAAAAGGCTCCATCTATAGGGGACGGGACGCCTCCCGGCGTTCCCTGCGCCTTGCCCAAGGGCGTGTTTGAAGTTCCGGGGCGGCGGGCTTCACCGGCCGGAATGTCTATGCGTAAGGGCTTGCATCGGCGCGCGCGCCGAATTACCCCTAGATCCATGAAAATTGAGATCGAATCCCTCGTTTCCGCGTTCGAGCATGACAACGCCCAACTGGCGGCCCCGACAGATGCGATGTTCGCAGGCTTTATCGCCCACCGGCCCTCGCACGCCCGTTTTCTGAATACGCTGTCGATGCTGGAACATCTGGGCAGCCACAAGATCATGGCGACCCAGCATGGCGCGGGCATCGAACAGCCGACGCTGAAACATCTGGCGGACGAAACCCGCCATGCCTTCTTCTTCAAGCGCCATGCCGACCGCGAGGCGGGCCGAACGATGGAATACGATGCGGACGACCTGGTCGTTCCCTTCGCCGCGCGGCGGTATTTCCACCGGCTGGAGGCCGAGATCGTCCGCGCCCTGCCCCCTCGGCCTGATAGACGCATCGCCTATCTGATCATGTCGATGATCGTGGAATTCCGCGCCGTCTGGGCCTATCGCCTGTACCATGCGGCACTGAACCGCGCGGGCCATATGGTATCGCTGAAAGGGCTGCTGGCTGAGGAAAACGGCCATCTGACCGATATGGCGGAACGGCTGGAAAAACTCACGGCGCTGGACCCCGGCCATATACGCGGCCTGTGCCTGATCGAAACCCGCCTGTACCGGAAATTCCTGTCGTCGCTGACCGGCGCAGTCGCGACCCTGCCGTCCGGCATCGAGAATGCCGCTACGACCGCCGGTCAGTTATTTGCGGCGGTGGGCTAACCGTTCGCGATCTTCTCGATCTGCGCCAGGGTCATCGGTCGGCGTAGCGCCCGTTTGGTCAGTTCGATCGGGTCGGTCGTGACAGGTTCGGCGGCGCTTTTGGCGATATCGGCGGATTTATCGATGGGGACGGCGCGCAGCGCGGCTTTACGTTCCGGTAAGCGTTCGTACATAACCGACGCCAGCACTTTTTTCAGCGCATCGCGTTCCGCGATCAATCCGGCGATCTTCATATTATCGTCGCCACCATCATCATCCATCTCATCGCAGCCGTCGCAGGATGCGCCCAGCGCCACCGCCTGATCGTGGATCGCCTGGATCATCGAAAGATCGCCGGCGGAATTGCGCGCGCCGATCTTTCCTAAACCGGCCTCATCCAGCTTGAACATCGTGAACACCGCCTCGGGATTGGCCGGGCGATCGACCAGGCTGATCTCCGACAGGGTGACGCCGGTGATGACATGTTTTTGCGCCTGATCGCGGGCGACGACGCGCCCGCCGATGGAAAAGCCCTTGTAAACGCCGGACGTCACCTTTTCCCAGGCCACGGGATCGATGATTTTCGCCGCCAGATACAGGCCGCGCGCATCCAGTTCCGCCTCGGTCGCCACGCCGACGGCGGAGGGCTGATGCATCTCGCGGATATTGGCGAAGCGCATATAGTCGGGCAGGGCCGCCTCAAGCGCCTCGCGCTTCACGACCTCCCCCTGACTGTCCAGCGCCTCGGTCGAGGCATAGCCGAAGACCATATGCCGGTCCCGGTCGATCTTCGTGATTTCAGCGTAGAGTTTCATTGGTTTTCTCCTTGAGTTGTGCAGTAGACCCCTCACCCGTCCGCTTCGCGGCCACCCTCTCCCTCAAGGGGCGAGGGATTTTCTGTCTCCCTCGCCCCTTGAGGGAGAGGGTCGGGGTGAGGGGTTTCAGAATTTCCACCCAAAACGCTGGCCAGCGTCACGGCGCCGGCGGCGGTATAGATCAGGGGCGCATCGCCGCCGTCGATCGGGTCGTCCCCGGCCTCGGCCCGCGCTTCGTTGATGGTTTTGAGGCCGGATTTCAGCTTGATGTCGGTGATCTGCGCCTGGCGCAGCGGGTCGATGGCCTTCTCGTCGATCCAGACGAATTCCAGATCGCCGCAGCCGAAATCGTCCTCGATCACCCGGTCGGCCAGCCCCTTGATCCACAGCATGACCGGGGCCAGCCCTTCCTCCAGCGCCATTTCCTGGGCGTTGTCGGCGGTGGCGCGGTTCATCTGGCGGGTGAAGGGCGCGGGCGAGGTGGAAAAGGCGTAGCAGACGACCCGCGCCAGCCATTCGTCGAAATCGTCCTTCAGCGGCGCATCGCGCATCGGCTGATAGCGAAAATCGGCCGGCACGAATTTGGTATGCCGCCGTTCCGCCGTGTTGCCCGACAGGATCGTGTCCCAATATTCCTGAAACTGCGCGATCTGGTCCATCGTCCAGCCCTGGGGTACGCCGATGATCGCCTCGGGCATGTTGCCCTCGGTGAAATATTGCAACTGGGCCAATTGGCGGCGCAGCGCGATATTGACCGTGGTGACGATCTGTTCCACCGGGGAAAAACCGTAAAGTTTTGCGGTGCGCGGATTGCGCGGCAGATACAGCAGCTCGTCGCGCGAAAAATCCGCCTTGGGCACACCGTGCAGCACCTGTTGATAGGCGGGGTCCGGCGGCAAGGGCGTGCGGCCCTGATCGTCGATCAGCAATTTGATCGTCGCGCCGTCCACCGGCTCCAGCGCCAGCAGCGCGCCGTTCGCATCCCGCACCTTATAAAGGGCGGGGGCATCCAGCACGAACAGATCCTCCAGCAACATGCGCAGCCATGCGCCCCAGCGATTGAGGCCGTCCGGCTTGCGGAAGAATGCCTCCAGCGCCAGGATTCGCGGATCGGAGGATGCCCTTATGGAGCCGCCTGGGACCGAACCGCCCGGAATTTTGGGGCGGATATTCCAACGCAGTTTCTCGACCTGATCCTTACGGGTTTCGATGACCAGCCGCAGCAGGTCGTAACTGTCGGCCAGCGCCCGCATCTGGGCGAAGGATATGCCTTCCTCCCCGCGCGGCTGATACTGGATATTGATGCCTGACCGGTAATCGAACCGCCTGGGTTCGGTAAAGCCGGGGGCGATGGGGGCCAGCGGTTGCAACGGGCCGAACCAGTTATCCGGCGCGACGCCGCGAATGGCGTAACGCACGCCGGTCGCCAGCCTGCCGAAAAAGCCCGGCGCGGGCGCAGGACTCACCGTCAGGGGCGTGAGTTTACCTTCAGGCGGCATCGGGAACCCCCACGGCGGTGAAGAAGGAATGTATCTGTATGCGCCGCCCCGACGCCGTGCCGCAGATAAAGCCGAGCAGATAGCGCCCGGCGGGCGGCTGCCCCAATGCCTGGGCGGCGACATTGCCGATCAGGGCGGGCGCGCCGTCCAGCGCATCCGTATAATCCTGAACCGGCGCATCGACGGGGAAGAACATCGTTTGCAGCGATGCCGCGTCCAGAAAATCCCCCGCGTCGAGCGCCTTGGTCAAATCGATGCCGAACGTGTCGTCCGCCATCGCCGATAGTTGCGGAAAATCCCGCCCGGCATAGCCGGATGTGAAGACCGGGCAAATCGTTCGTTTGGGGTTGAGCGTCATTGCAAGAACCTGCCCTGAAATTGCGCCCAGCCCGTCAAGCAAAAACGACCCCGGCCCCGCCGACCCCAGCCCCAGCGTAATCTGCCAAGACGACATGGGCGTTCTCCCTCGGGCACGTTCGCTTGCTTTGAAGAAATAAACTTATCGGTCTTAAATCTGCGTCATCTGCGGATGAATCATGACTATCCGCAGATGACGCAGATGGACGCAGATTAAACGCAGATATTCAGTATTATTATTTACTTGCAGACGGTTAAGCCGTGCGCACCCTTGATGTCGGCGCGGTGGGGTTGTCCAGCGTGAAGGTCATGGCGGGGGTCGATCCGTCCAGCTTTTTGGCGACCAGGCTTGCGCCGCTTTGCGACACATTCCCCAGTATCGCCAATATGCCGTACAGCAATTGCGCCATCGTCGCCGGTTGCCCGTTGGCCGCGTAACTTTCGGCCAGCACGCCGACCAGCGCGCCTAGCGCCGCCCCGGCGGTGCCTGCGCCCGCATGGCCGGACAAGGCGGCATCCAGAACCCCGTTGGCCGCGCCGCCGGTCACTGCGGAAACGTCAACGGATTGAAGCTGAAGCGCCAGCGTGGCCGTGCCGTCGATATAGCGGTCGCCGGCCACGGTCAGGCTGGCCCCGGCATCGGCCTGCCAGATCGCCTCCCCATTGGCGGCGGGATCGTAGGCGAATTTATACGCCCCCTCCCCCACCTCGAGGATCGCGGGCGGGGCGATGTCGGAATTGTCCGACAGTTTCTTGAACAGCACGAAACCGGGCGTCAACCCAGCCACCCGCGCCCCGCCCGCCGTGCTGTCGCGAACCACGAAACTATAAGCAAGTGCCGTCATGACCGCGCCCTTTTCAGTTGATGCGATTGGATGGTGGGGGTGGTGGTGGCAATGGTGGTTGAGGTTATTGATAAAGCATCAATTACGCACTTAGCCCAAAGTGCGCCTGCAACCTGATCACCGTAATCGTTAGGATGAAGCAAGTCCGCGCTGCGCTGCAGAAGGCTCGAACGCCGCTGAAAGTAATTATATGGTCCAAGTGCATTCGTGTGGAAAATCGTCGTTCCATTCGCCAGCGCCGCCATGGCGGAATCATACCCTATCAAGCGACCGCAATTCTGAACGCTGTAAGTGCCGGAGGTTTCGCCCTGGAACATAGGGCCGACCAGATGCACAGTTTTCAGCGATGAAATATTTGCAAAAAGATACGCGATAATCGTCGAAAGGTTGGACTGATAAGTCGACGGTGAAACGTTATTGCTTGTGTCGGCATCGTTTGCGCCTAGGTTGCAGATAATGCGCGTGACACCGGTCGTCGCCATAATAGAGACAGCCGAAGGCAGATAGGAACCACCCGGCAACCAGTTCAGGGTTGTCGTTCCTGAAACCCCAAAATCTAAAGAAAGACTTATGCCATCACTGGGACCAGAAGTTTGTGCGCCGCCATACCATTCTTTTGTAGGCATTCCAAAATTCAACTGATCGATCATCGCACTGAACGGTGTTTGAACGGTTGAATACGATCCCGCCTCAATCGAATCGCCAATCGCGCCGACGATTTCATAAGCAGTCGTCACCAATGTGTGAGCTGTTACCTGTGGCGTTAAAACCTGCGCGGCCCCGAACGTATCCTTATATTGTAATGAATAATAATAGGTTGTTCCGCCCACCGCAGTTGTGTCGATCAACGTCTCAGCGGTCGCGCCACTTAATGCCGTTCCGCTAGATCCTGAGACGGTTGATCGATACCACTGATAAGTATAAGCCCCATTGCCACCCGTTGCGTTCGTCGCCGAAAGCTGTACGGTTTTGACGCCTACATAGGTGACATAGGCGATGCCCGGCGAAAAAGCTGCAAGCGTTGTGATTGTCGCCTGCGCGGTCGTTTCGGTCGAACCCACGCTATCGGTGACTACGTTCTTGTAATAATAATTCGTTGAAGGCGTGAGACCTGTATCATTGAGGGTAAGGGAAGTTGCGCCCGAAACGATATTGCCCGCGCCGGGAGTCGTCGAACGATACCATTGATAAGAATAGGGCGGGACACCGCCTGTTGCCGTGCTAACAAGTATCGTTGCTGTCGTGGAACCGACATTTGAGGTCGTTACACTTCCGGCGGTCAAAGTCGCAGGCGCGGATATAGTGACGGCAAGTTGCGCTGATGTAGCGGTTGCGCTCAAGGAATCCGTCGCCACCATCTTGTAATAATAGGTGCTTAACGACGTCAGTCCACCATCGACCAGAGTAAGCGATGTTGCGCCCGTGACGATATTGCCCGCACCTGGGGTAAAACCTAGGGTGGTTGAACGATACCATTGATACAAATAAGGCGGCGTTCCGCCGCTCGGCCCAGTATTGGTGACCGTGCAGCCTGTGCTTGTAATACCGGAAGAACCGGATGTTCCGGCCATCAAAACACCCGATGCAGTAGTCGCCAAGGACTGATTCGACCAGACGATCGAACCGGCGGCATCCGTCGCAACAAGTAGATAATAATAAGTTGTCGCCGCGCTTAGGCCGGTATCATTAAGGGTTAACCCCATCGCGCCAGACACAAGATTGGCGGTCTGCGGCACAAAATTATTACTGGTCGAACGATACCATTGATAGGTGTAAGGCGACGTTCCACCTGTAGCGGCAGTACTGGTCAAGGTGGCGGTCGATGACGTGATGCCGGAAGAAGTGACCGTGCCGGCCGAAAGCGACGAATTCCCAAAAAGCGTCAGATTATCGACCGAGTATTGCGATGATCCGGCATTATAAAAGCCAGCGTAACCTGCAGCCGTAATCGAACTGTCGGTGGTCGATGCCTGGTAACTTCCCGGTTCCGAATTTGCATCCAGCCAGCATTTTGCGCTGATCGTGGTGCCGACTGCGGCAACCTTGACTCGAAGCGCTACGCCTGCGCGCGGCCACGCTTGGCTTGTAACGGCATCATAGACTGTGCTTAGGCTGCCGTTGACGGATTTATAGAGAATAAACTGAACGAAGTTGCCGTTGTTATTGATAAGCCATACATAGTAATTTTGCGCTGTCGCATCAGATCGGATTATAGGCTGAAGGCCATTATTGTTTGACAACGATTTCGTGACATAAGCGAAAGTCATGTCGGCAGTCGCGGGTATCGAAACACCGGACCCGCCTTTAATCAGAAGCCGAACACCATCAGTAGGACTTGTGTTTTGGAGGTCATTAGGTGCGGAGTATGCCGACGCATCTGAAAGAACAGACCATGTTCCAGTGATCACCGAAAGCCAGGAAGGAAGCGAACCAGCGGAATCTGTGTCGAAATTGTCTGCGAAGAAAAGATTCACGATTACTTCCTGGCTAAATAGTTATTATTCACATACGATGTGGGATAAAGTGAAATTGATCGCGAAAGACCTAACCAATGGTTGTCCATCTATATCTGAACCATCTCTGGTTAGGACTGTTTATTCTCATTGCCTGAAAGGGCTTCCATTTGCGCAAATCTTCATTTCGATGTAGGACCGGATCACCGGAACGAGTTTCGATCAGAATCAGGCCGCTATGTCAGAGACGCAAAACTTAGCGGGATCGACGGTTAATCAATCACTAAAACTAAAATGAAAAGTATAGGTAGTATCATTGACGCTAACCGTGGACTTGCACCCGGTTTTGGTTTTCTGCGCATGGCCTTGGCTTTTTCTGTCGTATTTATTCATGCAGAGACAGTTGCAACCGGGCGGAATTACGATTCATCTCAAGGCATATGGCTGTATAGCTACGCAATACTGGTGATGTTTTTTGCCCTGAGCGGCTTTCTCATAACTGGAAGCGCGATGCGTCTAGGCCTAAAAAACTTCCTTATAAATCGCGGACTGAGGATATTCCCGGCTCTATTCATTGAGGTTACATTATCAGCATTCGTGCTAGGGGGTATTTTTACTGAACTGCCGCTTCGTAGTTATTATGAAAATATGCAGACATGGCATTATATGACTAATATATTTGGCTGGATTAACTATTATTTGCCAGCCGTGTTTAGCCATAACCCGAAATCAGCCGTTAACTGGTCACTCTGGACAGTGCCCTATGAGTTCGGATGTTACGGCCTCATGTCGACGATAATTATCTTCAAACTTTTGCACAAACGCTTATTCCCGCTTGCGCTCGCTTGCTTATTCTTAGCAGTCGGACTGGCTGGGTTCGGCGGCAATGCTTTCACCGGCGAAGGATCAAAACTCTTTGTTTCCTTCCTGCTAGGGATATCCGCCTATCTTTGGCGCGAACACATCCCGTATGATTGGCACATCTTTGCAGCCTGCATCTTATTCTGCATGGCTGTATCGCTCATCCGGCCACAGCCATGGATGTCTATTCCACTGCTGAACCTTATAATTGTTCCAGTCACCGTCTATATGACTGTTTTCATTGGTGCAACACGAATTCCGACGCTGCCGGGCGACCTATCTTATGGGATATATCTCTACGGTAACCCCATTCAGCAGGCCATTCGCGCGTCCTTTCCCGCCACAAATACATGGTGGCTAAACTTTCTGGCGTCCTTTTTCCCAATTTTGGCTTTTGCTGCATTCTCCTGGTGGTGCCTAGAAAAGCCCATCCTGCATCTACGCAGACATTTTTCGTTCATAGCGCGAACCTGAACGCTTAGTGTCTTAATCTCATCGCAAGAATGAACCCGCTAAGAAGAAAAAAGAAGTCGACCCCAAGATATCCTTTTGCAGCCAAGCCAGAGGGATCGTGTATTGGAACCGGCGCCAGCATGACAAAATGATATGCCAGAACCCAAAGCGCAAAAATTCCGCGTAGGGATGTCAGGGCTCTGATCTCTTTCATGCTCAACCCATACGCGACGGGCGGTTTTCTTCATAGGGTTCCTGTTAATAGAATGGCTCAAGAATAAGATTGATAAGTCTCCGCCAAAAGCGGGCTGTCTCAAGCCAAGTTTGCGGCGCGTTACGGGTTTCCCCTGGAAACGCTTAAAAAATGGGAGCAGAAAACGCGCCAGCCGAACGGCGCCGCGCTTGTTTTACTCCGTATCATCGATCGGTCTCCGGAAGCGGTCGAGGCGGCGATAGAAGCCGCATGAACGCTACCCCCGCAATTCCGCCGCCTTCAACCGCCAGCCTTGCGCGAATGTTTCCACTATGCCGGCGTCGGCGCAGGCGGCCTCGGCGGCGTTGAGGGCGGCGGGGGCGGAGAGTTTGGCGGGGGATAGAAAATCGACGACCGGGCGGCCCGTGGCGGCGTGGGTGATGGGGAAATCGGCGATCAGAACGCTGTCCAGCGCTTCCAGTTCCCGCCGCACACGTTCCAGCGCGCCATAGCGCCGCCAATATTCGGCGGTCAGGGCCGCGCCATCCTCCCGCAACACGGCGGCGATCGCGGGGGCGATGCGGGCCTCGGCCTCAGCCACCTGGCGGGCGGCCTCGGCGATGGCCTGGGCGGCGGCGGCCATGGCGCGGCGTGCTGCCTCGCCCTTTATAGCGGCGGCAGTCGGGGCTTCACGGTCATCAGGCTCGGGCGCTGGGCCCTGGCCGGTTTTCGCCCAGGCGGCCATGCGGTCTGTGTAATCGGCATCCAAGGCGGCGAGATGGGCGCGCGCCGCATCGGCTGCGGCGATTTCCGCCTCCAGCCGCGCCAGGGGTTCGCGCGCCGCCGCATGGCGCTTTTGCGCCGCCTTCACATCCAGCAGGACCTCGGCCAGATCGTGCCGGGCGTGGCTTATGGGCCGGGCCTCAATAGTGGAAACAGATTTGGGCATGAAAATGTCCTTCTTATCGTCAGAACTAATCGTCTTTGGCAAAACTTCCGTAATAATCCAGAAGGCCGGTCGTGCGCTCGGTGAACATCAATTCGGTCACCGCCCATACCAGCGCGTCCAGCCGGTCGGGGGACCGGTCTGCGCCACCCGGCTCCCAATTGCACATCTGGTCCTCCAAAAGGCCCAGGCCGGGCGCATGTTTGACGCGGTTCTGTTCGTATAGGGCGGCCACGGGTTCGGCGCGGATGCGCTTGCCCTTGGTCGCCGTCACCGCCTTATAGGGCACGGCGGGCCTGACGGTGCGCAGCGTCGCCTCGATCAAATCGCCGCCGTTATTGGTCTCGCCGATGATGCGGTCCGCGCCGTGGCGGTCGTACAGCGATATGGCGCGGCGCGCCCATTCGTCGGGCGAAAACCGGCCCGATGCGTCGGCCAGAACATAAACCAGCCCGTCCGCGCCCAGACCGGCCACGATCATCCCCGTCTCGTCCGATTTTTCACCGGCGCTGACCGCTGGGTCGATGGCGACCACGATGCGCTTCAGTTCGGGCATCGCGGCAATGTCAACCCGCGCGGCGTCCAGCATCGTGCGGGTCCATAACGCGCCGTCCGCCTGCTCCAGCAATTCGGCATATAATTCCTGCCGCCCCAGCCGCGTGCCTTCATAGGTTTGGACGATGACCGACAAAAAGGCGGGGGCCAGATTATCGCTGTTATCGAAGGTCGATCCGCGTGTCAGAACCGTGGTGGGCGAGGCCGCCAAATCGCGGATCAGCCGCGTCGGCTTGGGCGTCGTGGTGACGACCGCCCTTGGCCGCGACCCAAGCCGCAGCCCCAGCATCAGCATGTCCCACGCGGCGGTGTATCGCCAGGCAGCCAATTCATCACACCAGGCGAAATCGTGCTGCGGCCCGCGCAGGCGTTCCGGCTCATCGGCGGAATAACACAGCGCGATGCTGCCGTTCGGCCAGGTCAACTTACCCTTGGAGGGTTCGTAGAGCGGACGGCAATCCGGCGCGGCGGTTCCCAGAATGCCGCTTTCACCCTCCACCATCACATTGCGCACATCGGCGGCGGTGGGCGCGACCAGGGCGATGCGCTGGGCGCGTCCGGCCGAAATCTCCGCCTTCACCGTTTCGGCGCCGGTGCGAGTCTTGCCGAAACCGCGTCCCGCCAGCAACAGCCAGACGATTTTGCCTTTTTCCTCTGCCCATTCATCCGACGGTAATTGCTCATCCCGCGCCAGATACAGCATCCAGTCGGCGGTTAGCCTGTCCAGGTCTTCAGGGGTGCGGACGATCCGCCTAAAGGCCTCGATCCTCTCCGCGCGCGGCAGCGATTCGATCAACCTCCGCGGCGATCCTGCGTTCAAGCTCCGCCTTGTCCAGGGCCGGGACGGCGTTTGCATTTGCTGCGGCGTCTGCGTTTTCGGCGTCTCCGGCACTATGGCGTCCTTTACCGGCGATGCGAACGAGGATTTGGGAGAGCTTGTTGAGGCCATCGATCACACCGTCGCCCTTGCGCAAAAGAACGCTGTCGCAATCCTTGGCGTCACCGCCATGAGCTTCACCGGCTGCAATGCGGTTCAAATCGTCGACAAGACGTAACGCCAAATCACGCAGAATGCTCAATTGGTCATTCTGCGTAACGGGCGGTAAGGCGAGTGTGTGCGACGGCGTTTTTAAGGATTTGGCGGAAGACCGTGGCATCGGAGCCCTCCTGCCCATCGAGGCAGCGCATCGCCCCGCCAACTATTCGACTATGCAATACGTGTACCCCGTGCGTTCTTTCCTGTCAAGCCCTATTTCTAGGAAAAATCACATTTCTTGAAGATTCTTTCACTGCTTACTTTTTTTCCGTCATGCCCGGACTTGATCCGGGCATCCACGCGGCGTCACCGCCGTAAGAGAGCGTGGATGACCGGGTCAGGCCCGGTCATGACGAGTTAGGGTAGGGTCAAGCCGGGCCATGACGGCCGAAAGATCATTCAAACCGCTTTAAGCAGCTTCTCGTCTCACTCTCACCGCACATTATACTTCCCGACGATGGCGTGGACCTCGGTCCATTCGTCCTGGGACAGGTCGAAATCCTTGGCGGGGTTATATTGGCGCACACGCCAGTAACCGGGGCCCCAGCCGATCAGGCGCTTGATCAGGACATGGCGCGTGCCGTCGGCATCCATCCGGGTTAAAATCACGTCGCAGTTTCGGCGCGGCGGCGCGGATGGGTGGACCAGCGCGATATCCCCCTGTTCATAGGCGGGCGACATCGATTCCCCGGTCACGAACACGCCATATCCGCCGCGCACCGCAACCAACGGGTCGGGCCGGGCCATGAATTGTATGGCGTCAGACGAAACGACCATCGCGCCGCCGGACCCGCCCAGCGCCGCGCCGTAAACAGGCATGTCGCGCTGCTCAACCGCTGGGGCATTACGCGCCGGCTCAACCTCCCCGCCCGCACCTTCCGCCCCGGCCAACTGCGCCACGCCAACGCCCAGCACCGCCGCCAGGGCCTGCAAGGTGGCATAGCGCGGGCTGGCGATCCGCCCGTCGATGATATCGCGCACGGCGGTGACGCCCAGCGACGCGGCCAGCGACAGGCTGCGCGGGTTATAGCCCGCATCGCGCATCATCCGGTCGAGCCGGACAGGGAGAGTCTCACTCATATCACGCATCATAATCTATCTTTTTTCACAGATCAAGTGATTTTTCCCATTGACTGTGCATATCAGATATCTCAGTTTCAGTTCGCTTAATGTTCTAAACGAGGAGACAGATTTCATGGCCCGCCCCGGACGCAAACCATCCGCCAACGCCAAACGCCGCCAAACCACCCGCGCAGGACAGGGCCGCGCCCAGACCGACGGCGGCACGCCGGAACTGGCCGCCATCAAGCTGTCGGTCACCAAACGCGGCGACTTGCCGATGGAGCCGCTGGGCGTTCTGTTCGGCCACGGCAAGATCGACGAGGCGCAGTATCATGCGGGCCTGCGTCTGGAAAAGGCGCGCCGCGCCTGTTTCGGCGCAGACGCCGCCGCCGCGCGCGACATATACGGACCCGCCATGGCGCTGGGCTCATCCGGCGGGCGGCGTGTGACGGTGACCGAAGCGGCCAGCGAGGCCGGCACGAAACGCGAAATGCGGGTCGAGGCGGAATACGATCGCCTGTTAAAGGCGCTGCACCGCTGCGGCCCCGCGGTCAGCGCCGCCACGCTTGGCATCGCCACCCGGCCCTATGCCGGGGCCTGGGTCGCCGCCTGCCTGTTCGAGCGCGACCGCCCCTGGACCGCCCGCCACGACACCCGCCTGGCCCTGATCCGCGAGGGGCTGGAGGCGATCGGCAAACTGGGGTCGCGGCCGGTTTAG